CAAATATGGTTAGATTTACAAATAAAAAATTGGTAATAACCGAAAGAATAGATTTAGGTGATACTGAGCTTGGTTAATTTTGGGATTTAAAAGACATATTTATCATGTGAGGTGGAAGACTCCCCTCCATAGGGTTTTTTATTAAAGGGTTATTTTATGAGTAAAATTACTGAAGAAGAACTACAAAAGATCAAAGACGGCCGTGAACAGGTATCGGTGGTTGCTGAGTACTTAAGTGAGTTAGTTCTTCAACACACGGTTTTAGATAATTTAGTTAAGAATGCAAAACAAGAGTTTTTGAATTCGGTTTCGGAAGAAGAAAGTTACTTTGCTGAACTTAATAAAAAGTACGGCGAGGGGTTATTGAATATAGAAACAGGTGAGATTGAAACTTCTTAATGGAGATTAAGATATGGCAGAGCGTGTAGTCAGCCCCGGCGTATTTACGCGAGAACGAGATTTATCCTTCTTAGAGCAAGGTGTAGCTAACATTGGTGCAGCTTTTGTTGGCGTTGCTCAGAAAGGTCCAGCATTCATTCCAGTGATTGTTGATAGTCAGACAGAGTTCGAAGAGAGATTTGGTAAAGCAGATGAATACAGTTATCTTGGATATACTGTTCAAAATTATTTACAAGAAGCACAATCAGCAACCGTGGTTCGTGTTCTTGGATTGGATGGAACTAGTGCAGAAACAGCTACTCTTAAAACCACCAAATTAATTGTTAGTGGTTCAGGTGGTACGCGAGTAGCAGCTATTTTCCATCCGACTCTTAGTGGTTCTACGATAACATCTGCTTCTGTTGTTGCTCCAACAATGGATAATGTTACTATGTACCTGAGTTCTTCAGGTGGTGCTGCTGGTACATCTGGTACCGCTACTTGGACAACTGTTAGTATTTCTGGATCAAGTGCTAGTAGTGTAAGAAATGCAATAGGAACTAATCCTTACGGAACGAAGCCCGGATATGTATATGCATTTTTCCCCGATGCGGTTGATCCGACACGGGGAGGTATTACATTTGCTTCTGCTTCCACGGTAACCGGAACCGCGGCTGTAAACTTTAGTGGATCAAGAAGTTCATCCCCTGCTGCTTACACCAATGCAAAGACTCCATATCTTCGTTCACAACTAATTAGTGGAAATCGATGGGATCTATTTAAGGTTCATACCTTAGCCGATGGAACAAATTCAAATCGAGCTGTTAAGATTTCTATTCAATCTGTTAAGTATCAAACACAGTCTGGAAGTTTTGGCACGTTTTCCTTGTTGGTTAGGAGACATGGAGACACGGATAAGAATCCAGAAATCTTAGAACAATATGATAATTTGAACCTTGATTCAAATAGTTCAGATTTTGTTGCTAGACGAATTGGAAACAGTGCTCCATTTACTGATTCTGTCTCCGCGGAAACTTTTTATCAAGGAGATTATTCAAACAAGAGTAGATATGTTAGAATTGAATTAAGTGCAGATGCTTATGGATTGCCAGAAACCACGGTACCTTACGGATTTGCAGCTGTATCTACACCGTGGGCTGCTTCGTCAGGGGCGACCGGAACAGATAATCCAGTTCCTCCGTTAGTATTCGATACCGCTTGGACCCAAGGAACGAATACTGGACACAGTACTACCGCTACACGCGATCCTAAGAAATTCTATGGGTATGATTATACTGCTACAAATTATACAAATGCGAGTTATCTTGCTCCCATTCCAAATAGTGCTACAACGGTAAATTATATACCAGATAAGGCAACCGTTTCTACAGTACCATCGACTGTAACTGAATTTTCACTTGATAACATAAGAGCTAGTGAGGTTGCTGGAGATAATTTAAGTCTTACTGATTCTTCTCATATTACATATCGTAAATTCACAGTACCAATGCAGGGTGGGTATGATGGATTTAAACCAAGTCGTGAAAGAACACTTGGTCAGTCCATTGTAGCTACCAATACACAGGGGTTTGATTTATCAACATCCACTGCTGAAGGTTCAGTAGCCTTTAAGAAAGCTGTTGACGCAATTAAGAATCCTGAATCATTTGATATTAATTTGTTAGTGATTCCTGGGGTCAATTATGAACAACATCCATATGTTACTCAATATGCAATTGATGCGTGTGAGGATAGACAAGACTGCTTCTATATCATGGATCTGGCAAGTTGTCCAGCTAATGTAGCTATGGCGATTTCAAAAGCTGCATTACTTGATACAAATTATGCTGCTGGTTGGTATCCGTGGGTTAAAGTTTTAAATACTAATACTAATAGATTCGTGTGGGCTCCTCCTTCGGTCGTATTACCTGAAGTATTTGCATATAACGATAATGCTGCTGCTGAATGGTTTGCTCCTGCTGGATTGAATCGCGGCGGAATCCCAGGCGCAACCCAAACAAAGAGTCGTTTGACTAGAGCAACTAGAGATGAACTTTATGAGAATAGGGTTAATCCAATTGCAACCTTCCCAGGACAGGGAATTGTTGCTTGGGGTCAGAAGACTCTACAGAAGAAAGCTAGTGCTCTTGACCGGATTAATGTCCGGCGTCTTTTGATCGCGATGAAGAAGTTTATTGCTTCATCGTCAAGATACCTAGTGTTTGAACAAAACACAGAAGCTACAAGAAACCGTTTCTTGAACATTGTTAATCCATACTTGGCCAGTGTTCAGGAAAGACAAGGATTGTATGCCTTCCGTGTGGTCATGGACGAGTCAAACAATACACCGGATGTGATTGATAGAAACCAATTAGTTGGTCAAATTTATCTACAACCCGCACGGGCAGCTGAATTCATTGTTATTGATTTCAACATTATGCCAACGGGCGCAACATTCCCAGGAAATTAATCGTTATATTTTAAGATACGTTGATAATTATATAAAAGACCTTTTGGAGACAAAAATATGGCAAACCTAGTTAATGAACAAGAACTGTTCTTTAAGGCATTTGAGCCGAAGATGGCAAATAGATTTATTCTATATGCCGACGGCCTTCCAGCGTATGTAGTTAAGGGTGTTGCAAGACCGTCATTAACCCAAGATGCAAAGGTTCTTAATCATATCAATGTTCAGCGATACGTTAAGGGCCGTTCTGTGTGGGGACCAGTTTCAATGACGTTGTTTGATCCAATTGTTCCTTCGTCTTCTCAGTCGGTAATGGAATGGGTTCGACTTCACCACGAAAGTGTAACGGGTAGAGATGGATATGCTGATTTCTATAAGAAGGACATAACAATTAATGTATTAGGCCCCGTGGGAGATAAAGTTGAAGAGTGGATTCTTAAAGGATGTATAGTTACTCAGGCTACTTTTGGTGAGTTGAGTTTTGATACCGATGATCCGATGCAAGTAGAAGTGACCGTCCAACCAGATCTGTGTATCCTGAATTACTAAAAGTTTTTGATAAGAAACATAAAAAGTATTAAAAACAAAACCTCCTCAGCATTGGGGAGGTTTTATTTTATATAAAAATACTTATAGTAAGACACTTAATTCGGATTCAAAATTATGGCACAAAGTACTAGTTTAACAGTAGGTCAGGGTGAAACCTTTAAAATTTTAGTTTCAATTACTGATCAGACCAACACACCAATTAATATAACAGACCAAACGTTTAGTGGCCACGTGCGCGAAACGTATTCTTCAGAAGATACATCTGCGCTTTTTCAAACTGAAAAGATAGCGCCGAACACTTCGGGTTCACTTTATGTTAGTTTACCTCCAGCCTCTTCTTCGTTGTTAGATGCTCAAGATTATGTTTATGATGTATTAATGATAAGTGGGTCAACTACTCGTAGAATTATTGAAGGAAAGTTTGTTGTAAGACCTTCCGTTACAAGGTAAGTTAAATGCCGTATACTATTCCATCTGGGATTGCTTTAGACATACCTGACTTGAGAGTTACTATAACTCCACAGTCTGAATACAAAGTAACAATTCAGGCTGTTGATAGTTATAATACTGTGTTGGTTCAAAATACCACAAGTACTGTAACAAGAAATCCTAGTATATTTGTAGACCTTGCTGCATCAGCGAGTTGGGCCACTACGGCATCTTTTGCTATTGTTTCTGCAGGAACGGCTTCAGTAGCTATTACCGCAGATACCGCATCGATGGTTACAACGACACTTTTACCGGGCGTAGGACTTCCAATACTTACGGGATCGGTGATACTGTCCGGTTCTACCGCTACTGGAATTATTGGTGCAACTGCTAATTTAGATCCAGCCATCCCAACATCGTCTTTTCTTGGAGTTAATGTTGATTATAGAGCATTTAGAAGTGGTAGTGCAAGACAAGGAATATTATTGGCTACTTGGTTGGGAGGTGGTAGTGACCTACTTTCGTTTAGCGACGTATCGGCTGCTTCTGTTGGAGATACGTCAGATATATCGTTTTCTTTTATTTTAACTGGAGCAAATGCTCATTTGAGAATAACCAGTACAGGCTCCGGCCCCGATACTTGGACAGTACAAACCTATTTTAGATTGTTTCCTAAATTTTAAAACTAATTATATTATGAACTATTGTGTGGAGAATATGAATGGCTAATGAGTTTATCGCTCGTAAGGGTCTAATAGCATTAAGTAATTCCGAAGTTACTGGAAGTTTAGGAATTTCTGGAAGCGTAACGGTCGGGGACGGGTCAAGTATCATTTTCACGGACTCGCTGGTTAATTCTAGCATCTCGTCTGACGATGGACGGCTGACCTTCTCGTCAGGGGACAGCGGTGGGGGCCAATCCATAGTCTTCACGGATGTCGTGACCGAAGATAACTATTCGGTATCGAGCGTGCCTTGGACCTACATGCGGTTCAGTCCAGCCATCTCGATGCAGCCCACAACTAACGCACACACTTGGTCGCTGATGAAGTTGGAGCCCAACGTGAGCGGCAGCGGGAACACTGGCGACCTGGCTATCTTGGAGATCGCGCCGATCATGACGGCATGGGGCGGCGACGAATATCTGATCAAGGCCGGTACGTCGGTGTCCACCGATTTGTTCATGGTGAGCAGCTCGGGTGATCTGACGGTTGCGGGTGATCCCACGTTCAACCTCGGCGGTGTCGGCGGCCGTGCCCTGTTCATCGACGGTGCGGGCTCTATCCCGTCCTATGACGGCGCGACCGTCGCGGTGTTCCAGAACAATGACGCGCTGGGCCGCGAAGCACGGGTTGTCGTGCTCTCAGGCGCGAGCGGCGTTGGTACGTTAGCGTTTGGTGACGCCGCCGACGAGGACCGGGGTTGGATGGCGTATGATCAAGGCAACGATGATTTCTCATGGAAGGTCGGGGGCTCGTCTGATACGATGGTGCTATCGTCGTCGGCGCTTACCCTGTCAGGACACAGCCTCCGAATCGACACAATTGAACTTAACCACGCATCAGCTAATACATTAACAGCTTCTAGTGGTGTTCTTAGTATTGAAGGTAATCGTATCTTCCATGCTGGTGGAACTGATATTCCAGTTGCTGATGGTGGTACTGGAGCTTCCACCTTAACCGACGGCGGAGTTCTACTTGGTAGTGGTACTGGTGCAATAACCGCAATGGCGGTTCTTGCTAACGGTGAGATGATCGTTGGTAACGGCACAACAGATCCCGTAGCAGAAAGTGGAGCAACACTGCGAGATTCAATTGGTATTGGTGTAAGCGATTCACTAGAACTTACAGCACTTAATCTTGGGTCGGGAGGTGACACAACAATTACCCGAGCATCTGCTGGCGATATCGCTGTTGAAGGTAATCGTATTTTCCGTGTTGGTGGTGCAGACGTTCCGGTCGCTGATGGTGGTACTGGACAGTCAAATCTAAATAACTTAATCACGATGGGTACCCACACTACGGGAGATTATGTTGCATCTCTAGTAGCTGGAACGGGTGTCACATTATCAAATAATAGTGGAGAAACTGCTACCCCAACTGTTGCAATTGGACAGGCGGTCGCTACAACTTCTACTGTAACATTCGATACTGGATCATTTACAGGTGATGTTACGATTATTGGTAACTTACTTGTTCAAGGTGCTACTACACAAATCCAAACATCAGAACTTAAGGTTGAAGATGCATTAATTACCGTTGCTTCGGGCTCTGCAAATAGTACAGCCGCTAATGGTGCTGGTATTGAAATTGACATGGGTGGTCAAACCAACCCATCAATGACATGGGCCCATACAACTCAAGAGTTTGATTTCAATTATCCAATTAGTAGCAGTCAGTTTACAGGTTCATATTCCGGTGATGGTTCTGGATTAAGTAATATTGTAAGTACATTAACTACTGCTGGCGAAAGTGGTGGTGGAACTGTTGCTCTTAAGACCCAAACTCTTACGGTTACTGGTGGGGAGGGCATTGATACTGTTGCTAGTAATCAAACAATTACGATTTCTGGTGAAGATGCAACTGATTCAAATAAGGGTGTAGCTTCGTTTAATTCAACCAACTTTACTGTATCTTCCGGTGCTGTTACTTCTAATAATATTACTATTAATGGCGCAACTGTAACCCTTGGTGGTACTAGAAATGTTACACTAGCACAAATTACAAACGCTGGCGCTACTACTACTGACGTAGTAACGTTTAGTACGGGTGTTGCCGTTGCTGGTACTAATATCTCTGGATCATCGGTAGTGGTTGCTACGGGTGGTTCTGAAACTACATCGATTATTGCAACAGTTGCTACCGCTTCATACTCAAGTGCTCAGTTTGATTATTCTGTTGTCGAAGGCGGCGGGCTAGGTATAAGAGCTGGTACTGTTATAGCAGCTTGGAAACCTCTTGCGGGCACGATACAGTTTACGGACTTCTCAACCCCAGACATTGGTGACACATCAGATGCTACTTTTACGATGGACGGTTCGCTTGCAAATGCTAGATTAAAATTTACTTCTTCGACCGGATCGTGGACGGTTAAAGTAGCAACACGAACATTATAAAAATATAAAATAAAATAATTATCCTTTGGATAGTGAAAGAGGAAATATATGGCAAACGAATTCATAGCCCGCAAAGGGCTAATCTCAGTAAGCGACACTCAACTCACCGGCAGTCTCATCGTATCCGCTTCACAAGGTTCAGGTGTAGATTTATATGTAAGTGGAAGTGCTACAAAACCAAGAGTCGGCATTGGTATCGAAACTCCCGCAAAAGCCCTAACTGTATTAGGAGATATAAGCGCTAGTGGTAACATAGAAGTAGATGGTGGAATTACAGGTAGTGCGATTACTGGAAGTTTTAAAGGAGATGGTGCCGGAATAACAGGCCTATCCTCGGCCGCAGTTAGTAGTTATACAAATTCTACTAATAATAGAGTAATAACTTCGGTTGATTCAAGTACTATAAATTCTGAAGCTAATTTAACATTTGACGGAAGCAATCTCGCGGTGTTGGCCGGGAACGTCAACGTTGCCACTGGGGGCAAGTTAGGAATATTGGGCGGAGTCGCTTGGGTGCCGACAACATCCGGCACCTACATGAACCTTGAAGGCTCAGCGAAGCTGATGGTCAACGAGACTGCAAACGCCAACATGTCCATCGGCCTCACGATCAACCAGGCCACTTCCGACGACGAGATCCTCGCGTTCAAGAGTTCTGACGTAGCCCATGGCAGGGTGGGTTACGCCGAGACGGACACGTTTTTTAGCATCAAGAAAGGGAGTGCTGCCTACGGCGGTGTGACGCTTAGAGCACTGGCCGAAGACGCAGCCATGACGACGCCGCTCACGTTCGTAGCGCACGGTGGGACAGCGAACACGACGAAAAGTGCAGCAGGGCGCGCCCTCATCGAACTCATTGCTGTGGAGCACGACGGCTCGGACAGTGATGTAAATACCACAGCAGACGGCAACGTCCTCGGCGTCAGCACACGCGTCGGCGGCGATACTTATATGCGCTGGCTGGTCGATGAGGATGGCGATACTTGGCAGGCTGGCAACGTGGACCTTGATGCCGGCGCTGTCATCAATTTCCACGCTGGCGATGTCACGATCACGCACAGCGCGAACACATTGACAGTCGCTGGAGCTAGTACCACGGTGCTCAATGGCACGGTCAGTGTTGGAAACAATTTCAGCGTCGCTGGTGATGTGACCGCCGTCTGGAAAGTGACGAACACCACCCAATCGACCAGCCTTACATCAGGCGCAATACAAACGGCTGGTGGGCTGGGGGTTGCCAAGGATGTGTTTATCGGCGGCGACTTCACGCTGTTGAGCGACGCGGGCGTCTTAGGCTTTGGTGCAGATACCGATGTTACCCTGACCCACGTTGCCGATACCGGACTCCTCCTCAATTCCACCCGCCAGCTTCAATTCAACGATTCAAGTCAGTACATCAGTGGTACGAGTGCTACGGTATTGTCTATCGCAGCCACGGATGAGATTGATCTTACTGCTACCGCCATAGACATCAACGGCACCGTAAACATTTCGGGGGCCACGGTTCTCGCGACAAGCCTCACTCTGGCTACTGGGGCAACAGTAACGGGAATAGACAATGGATCTCTAGGATCTAGTGCGACACTGCTTGCTACGCAGGGCGCAGTTAAAACGTATGTAGATGCCCAGGTTACCGCCCAAGACCTAGATATTACGACTGACAGCGGCACAATCGACATTGATCTGGACAGCGAAACGCTGACTATCGCTGGCGGTACGGGTCTGGCCTCTAGTGCGTCGAGCACCACGGTAACGCTGGCTATCGACAGCACCGTTGCCACGCTTACGGGATCACAGACGCTAACCAACAAAACAATCACCTCGCCGGACATCAACGCCGGAACAGCCGATGGCCTGACTTCTCTGACTGTTGGGACTGACGGTAGTGGCGCTGACGTTTACTTCTACTCAGCGACTTCAGGCGACCATCTATTCTGGGACGCTAGTGAAGAGTTGTTGACGATCACGGGCACGAACGGCCAGACGGCTCTGAACGTGGCAGATGGAAATGTGACGGTGGCAGACACGCTAACGGCCACGAACATCGGAGCGTTTACTGCTACAGGGGCGATAGATTTCGGTTCCCAGAACATGACCAACGTGGATGTCGATTCTGGTACGATAGACGGTGCTACGGTAGGGGCCGCTTCTGCCACTACGGGAGCTTTCACGACGCTCGCGGCTTCGAGCACCCTCGCTGTCACGGGCGTTTCAACGCTTTCGGACGATGTTAGGATGGCGGCGGGCAAGAAGCTCTATCTCGGCGGCGAGGATACGAGTCCGTTTATGACGCAGGGCATCACTATCAATTCGGCGGGTGCCGACAATATGGTGATGAGGTTCAACGACACCGTGGATGTCGCGCACGGTTGCACGACAGCACCGATTGCTCCCCTAGCCTCTTCCCAGACGGACGACTGGGCGATCTTCCAGAAGAACCGAGCAGAGGGCGGGCTGTTGATCGCGGGGCTCCAAGAGGACGGGGGCAGCGAGCCGAGCATCCGATTTGAAGGATACGGCGGTCAGGCAGACACAAATAAAAGTGCCAGCGCTCGGGCGTTGTTTGAGTTCTGGGCCTACGAGCACGACGGCGCGAATGCGCTGACCGCGGTCACCGCGGACGGCAATGTCTTCGCTATCCGCGTCTACGACGGAACACCGGGAGCTATGCGTACACGGTGGATGGTCGATGAGGACGGTGACACATGGCAGTACGGCGCGATCAAGCTCGAAAACAACAGCGGCCAAATTCTGATGAAGGACGCAGGCGGCAACCACCGCGACGTGCTTTACGTCTCGGCGGGCGACGATGTTCAGTTCGGCTCGACCTCGCTCGACAATATGTATTTCAACGTCGGCAGCCGGTCAGGCGCGATGGTAATATCTGAGACTACCGGCAACGTCACAATCGATCCGGGCGGAATCGCGGTCACGGGCGTGGCAACGATGTCGGACGATATAGACCTTGCATACCAAAAAGGGCTCTACCTCGACGGCGGCGGTGACACTTACATCTCCAGCCCGTCTACGGACACAGTGCGTTTTACAGTAGGTGATACCACTCTTCTTCAGATGGGAGAACATGGTGGTGGTGCAAACGATTATGTACAGATTCCAGCCGCGGCCCGTTTCTACCTAGACGGCGGCAACCATACACATTTCTCCCAAGTGTCTGCGGATCTAGTGCGTTTTGTAGTAGGTGGTAACACTGTTCTTGATATCGGAGAAGGCGGTGGTGGTTTAAATGATTACATAGCGATTCAAGCCGCAAACAGGTTCTACCTTGACGGCGTTGATAACACATATCTTTCGGAGGCAAGTGCGGACGTAATTAGCCTCACCGCTGGTGGTACTGCGACGCTGAATATCAATGATGCCGGTGTCGGCATCGGCACGACGGCTCCAAACTCTGGCTCAGTACTTGAACTTAAAAAAACTGCAGTAGGAGCAACTACTGATTTTGTACAAAAACATGTTCTTGTTACTACTGGTTTTGGTGGGGGCTATGACAATAAAATGGTCAGTTTATTATCCGGCCGGGATGGTACTACTATAAACGCAGTAGAAATAGGTTATGCATATACTGGTAGCGGTTATGCATTAGGATTCGCAACAAATGATAATACTTCTGGGGAAGTAATTGAAAGAATGAGAATCGACAAGGATGGCAACGTCGGCATCGGAACGTCGAGCCCAAGTGCTTTGTTAGAAGTATCGAAAACATCTGGTGCTGAAATTAAAGTATTTTGCGATGGTGGGGTTGCACAATTAACTATGGATGCAGGAGGAGGTTCAAGTGCTGATGCTGTCCTTAGTTTTAAAGATGATGGAACAGAAAAATGGAAAATATTTTATGACGCAACCACAGCTGGAGGGACTGAGGCTTTGTATTTCCAAGATGATGGGGATATAAGGATGACATTAACTCAAGCTGGCAGAGTCGGCATCGGAACGACGGCCCCTGGAAGTGCTTTACATGTTCAAGGAAGTTCATCTCAAACTTTACATTTAGAAAGCACAGGAAATGACCAAGGTGTTTTAATATTAGATGGAGATCGAGCCGATGCTGATTCCACGTGCGGACAAGTTAGATGGCAGTGGAATAATAATAGGGTTGCACAAATAGCTGGTCATACAGGAGCAGATACTGCTAATAAAGATGACGGTGAGTTGGGATTCTATACAGCTGCCAGCTCGGCCGGCGGAGCTGAAGAAAGAATGAGAATAGATTCAGCCGGAAACGTCGGCATCGGCGAGACCGATCCCGACACCCTCCTTCATGTGAAGGGAGGTGCAGTCCGTGCAGCGGAAAGTGGCATGACTGCGGTGCTTGAAGGAAGTGTCGGAAGTTCTGGTGCTGCGGGTTTGAATATTCTGTCCACAAGCACTGGTACGATTGGTTTTGGAGATGCAGGAAATCCAGCTGTCGGAAAGATCACTTATGCTCATGGCGATGATTCTATGAGTTTTGGTACGGCTGATAGTACAAAGATGTCGATTTCAAGCGCCGGCCTTGTCACCGTGACCGGCACGGCTAGGATCAACGGACAGGTGGGGCTGAACATGGGGACAACGACTTCGATGCTTTCGATGTACATAGCTACGGCGGGTGCTTACGCGGAGACGATCAATCACGCTAGCAGCAACCCGCTCGGCATTCTCGTTGACTACAGCGCTCACAGCCCGAACGGTACCGGCAACTATTTCTTCGCTGGTACGGACTCGACTACGACCCGCGTAGCCCTTACCTCTGATGGTGGCATCTACAACTATTCGGGCAACAACGTAAACCTGTCGGACGAACGGCTGAAGATTATCCACAATTCCACGACATCAAAATGGGACGCCCACGCGTCGCTTGAGATTTTTGACTACAACTATACTGACAGCCCCGATACGCGGGTGCTAATCGGAGTCGGCGCATCACAGGCAGGAGAGTGCGACGACCGGCTATGCGCCCACGATGGATGGGATACCGGCGCCGGGACGTATCACGGCCTCTATAGCACAGACCTTTCGTTCTACACGATGAAAACCGTGCAGGAGTGCCAAGCCCGCATCGAGGCGCTCGAAGCTAAGATTGCTGCACTTGAGGCCGCTTAACCCCTTGACAAACTTATTAAAGATATATATATTATAGTAGACTTTAAATTATTTAGGAGATTTAGTTATGGCATTTACCTATACATGGAATTTTGACCCGCTAGAGGTAACGTACAGTTCAGCTAGTTTAGACAATGTAGTTACTACTGTACATTGGCAGTATCAAGCTGAAACCGAAGGTACATCAAGTTTGGGTGTTTCTGGTAGTTTTGCTGAAAGAAGTATAGGAACGGTTGCTCTTGGTCCGGTTGCTTCGGCCGATTTTGTTGCTTATGCTAGTTTGACCGAAGATCTTGTTGAAGGTTGGGTAACTGCATCGCTGGGTGAAGAAACAGTAACACAAATGCAAGAACGCTGCAGCGGTTCACTTGCTTCCCAGCTTAACCCAACTACCGGCACTCAGGCCAAACCTTGGTAATATTGGTAATAGGGTCTTGACAAACAAATCAATAATGGTTATATTAAACAATCAAATAATTTTTAGGAGGTTACATGGCTAAGAATACAGCTAATGGCGAATCACAAACTGAAAGTACTTTCCCACCGGAGCCCGTAGTGCTTCCGCCCGATCCGATGGTCGCGGCGGCTACGGACCAACCACAACAGCAGCAGTTTACTGTGGTGGATGAGCGGCCTCTTCCAAAGGCTCTTTCTGTTCTTATTGCTAATTCGAACACAACTCTTCAAGACACTCAACGGCGGCTTATGACAGATATTAACGATTCTGCTAGTGAACTTATGGGCATGTTAGAGATTCCTCAAGAGGAAGGGTGGCTTTTGGATGTCGAAGGTCAGCGCTTTGTCAGGGTGGAACCAGCTCAAGCTCAGTAGGAATGATACATGATTCTGCCGAATCGGTTGTTTTCCCGTTCGGCAAATACAAGGGATATACCCTTGCTCATGTAATCAGAGAACATCCACATTATACTTACTGGATAAGAGATAATGCCGACTTCTCTCCTCTTTGGAGAGAAGCGGTTTCTCTTGCGCTCCAAAATCGTGATATCGGTCATTTAAATCTACCTCATGTAAAAACAACTCAAAAATTTGGTAAGCAAAAAAAGACGGTAGAAATATCAGAAGTCAATAAGACTACTGCTAAAATTGATATGCCGTATGATAAATCTTTAATTGAACAGTTTAAGTTTGAGATTGATGGTCGCAAATGGAACGATAAAGAGAAACACTGGCAATTTCCAATTGTTCAACTTCCAAAAGTAGTTTCTATTATAAAAAATTATGAGGTTAAATGTACTCGTAAAATTAAGAAAATTTATAAAGAACTTTTAGAAGAAACTAAAATCCGACATGAGGTTCGTGAGAAGGAAGATACGGACTTTGAAATTCCAGAATTAAATTTACCTTTATTTAATTTTCAACGTGTCGGTGTAGAGTTCGTATATCATACAGGTGGTAGAGCATTAATTGCTGATCAGCCAGGATTGGGTAAAACTATTCAAGCAATTGCGTATGCTCGATTGATGAATTTTAAAACTTTGGTCATTTCTCCACTATCTGTGGTACTTAATTGGAGGAAAGAAGTTCAGAAGTTTACTAATTTAGATTCTACAATTTGGTCTACTAAAGATGTAGACGGTGATTTAGATAATCAATTTCATATTATAAATTATGATGCAGTTAGAAAAGTCCATGATGTTTTAGCTAAAATGGATTTTGATTTATTGGTGTGTGACGAAGCTACTTTTCTGAAAAATCGTAATACCTTACGGTTTAAATCTATCCTTGGTTCGTGGAGAGAGAGAAAACAATACCCTGGAATCAAAACAGATCACATTATTTTCTTAACTGGAACTCCGGTTATGTCTAGGCCCATAGAAGCGTTTACACTTCTTAATGTATTGGACAGAAATCGCTTTAGTAATTTCTATCATTTCACTCAACGGTATGGTGGGTGGAAAGGTATGCCGGTTAGAAATCTAAAAGAACTTCATGAACGAACTAAAGACCTAACCATACGTCGAAAGAAATCGGAGGTCTTGCCAGAACTCCCAGATAAACAAAAAAATGATTTATATATTGATATGGGATTTTCAGAACGAAAAGAGTATAAAAACATTCTAGATGAGATTTTTGGTGAGTGGCGTTTTTCTGGAAAACCATCTGTGGCGTCTATGCCAAAGATTCAATCGTATTTAACTGATCAAAAAATTCCAAGACTTAAAGAGGTCATTGATGAGTATTTGGATAACGACAGATCTATTTTAGTATTTGGTTGTTTTGTCGATCCTCTAAAAAGATTAGCCGAACATTATGGATATGATGCCGCTCTATTTTACGGTGGAATGAACAAAAAACGACGACAAGAAGCAGTAGATCGGTTAGTGAGTGGGGAGGCTAAGGTTGGGTTCTTTTCGCTTAAAGCAGCAGGTATGGGGATTGACGGTCTACAATCCGTAATGGACACTGTGATATTTATTGACAGGGATTGGGTTCCTGCTAATCACGAACAAGCAGAAGATCGAATCCATAGAATTGGTCAAGATAAGAAGGTCCAGATTTATTATATGACGGTCGAAAATACCATTGATGTGTATATGAGTGAGTTGATTAATGAGAAACAACAGATTGCATCACAGATAATAGATGGAGAGATTATAAATACAGTTAATACAAAATCTATCTTTAGTGATTTTGTGAAGAAATTAGCTTGGGAAAAAATTAAAGTATGATCTATTTATATATGTTACAGTTAAACAAGGAGTTTAAAAGTTATGAGTGAGTTAATGTACCCCGTAGAAATTATTAACCTTCCTAGTGAGGGAAGATATTATCCAGAGGGACATCCGTTAAGGAAAACTAGTGGTCAGTTGGAAGTGAAGTATATGACTGCTAAAGAAGAAGACATTTTAACAAGTACTAACTTGATAGCAAATGGAACGGTTATTGATAAGTTATTGGAAAGTTTAATAGTCCACGAAGGTGTAAAACCTGTTGATTTAACTACAGGCGATGTTAATGCTGTTTTACTTGCTGCTAGAGTTTTAGCTTATGGTAAGAATTATGATGTAAACTTTCAATGTGAAGAGTGTGAAGAAAGTGTTGCTGTTTCGATAGATCTAACTCAGTTGGAAAGCCCGACAGAGTTGGTTGATGCAGATGAGGATGGATATCATCAGTTTACTACTGACAGTGGATTGGACATTGTTATTAGAACATTAAGTCGTGGTGATGAATTGAAAGTAGAAAAAGATAATAAAATAGTAGATACTAAATATAATAAAAGGGGTTCTTCTGAAATTACATCTAGATTGAGAAAAATTATTGTTTCTATTGATGGTGAAACAGATAAAAATGTTTTAAATACTATGATAGATAATTTGATTGTTAAGGATTCTAGAAAAGTTAGAGAAGAACTTGGTAAAATTAATCCAACTATTGATATGATGATAGAATTTACTTGTGATGGTTGTGGTCATACTATGAAAGGAGGAATGCCCATTGGGGTAGACTTTTTTTGGCCTGACATCGAAATATAAATTAGAACTTCATGATTTACTGGTTACACTTTGTATGAATGTAGAAGGTGGTTTCTCTTATGAATCTTGGTATAAGATGCCAGTTCATTTGAGAACCTATTACATTGACGTTATTCAAAAGAAAACAGAAGAACACACAAAAAGATTACAATCTTCTATGCCCAAAGGGATTAAATAATGGCGAACACTCCAGAAGAAGCTCTACAACAATTAGGCGCGACGATGCAGGCTGCTGTAACTGCTGGAATACAGCCGTTGATGGATCAGAATCGCGATTTTCGCAGGGCCCAAGGCTCGGCCGCTAAATCTTCTTCTTCGTCTGATAAGCAGTACAATAAACAGCAAGCTGGACTTCTTAAATCGATAGTTCAAAATATTTCATTACCCCTCCCCGGCGGCGCCAGACTTTTTGGACTTAGTTCTTTTATGGACAAAGTTGGCCAAACCAGTGCGCTATTTCAAAAGGGTCAAGAGTCAATCAAAGCTTGGACGGCTTGGGAAGCAAAGGGTAGGCAAGAAGCTCAAGATGCTTGGGATAAACTGAACGAAGATCAACAAAAGGACTCGCCTGGCCTAGATCCTGCAGAAATTGGAGCCAAGAAGGAAAAGGCTAAAAATGACGCGATGACTGAGGGTACGATGAAGACGCGGACACTTACTGCGGGGATCACCGCGGCCGCCACCGCTATGGTATTGCTGACAGAAGGATTGAGAGCTTTAGGTAAATCTTTAGGGGGTGTAAGTGAAGGACAGGCCTTGGCTCAGGTGGGTGGATCGATTGTTGAATCGTTCCAGACCTTACTTAGCGAAGGGAAGTGGTTGAATCCACAACAAGTACTTAAAATGCAGGGAGCAGTTGGTCAAGAATTTGGTCAATTACTTACATCTGACGCTGCTGCAGGAATGGCTAAAGTGGCTACAGACTTTGGTGTTACTACGGGACAGATGGCAAAATTGGAAAGAACCTTCCAAGCTACTGCAATGGATTCCCGAACAGCTTTAGCATCATTTGCAAGAGTAGGAATTCTTGGACAAACTGCTGCAACAGAATTGGCTACTAATGCTGCTGCAGTAGCAAGGGCTGGAGACAATTTTAATGAATTTATCGTTGAAGGTATTAAAAATGCTAAAAAGCTTGGTTTAGAATTTAGCAAGATGGAGAGTACATTAACAGGCTTCACTATGGACTTTGAGGGAACCGTAAGTGGATTTTCAGAATTAAGAGCGGTTATCCCAGGAATGGCCACAGATTTTGGACAATTGTTGTCCACAGCTCTGACCGGAACTACAGATGAATATGTTGATCAAATTAGATCGTCATTGTTGGGAGCAGGAATTTCTAGTGCTTCGCAGATGAATCGTCAACAGGCTGCTTTGTTAGAAAAAGCAACTGGATTCTCTGCGGACCAAATAGATAGAATATTAAAAGGCGAAGATCTTAATGCTGATGTGCAAACAGATCTTGATACGAAAAGAAATTGGTTATTGGTAGCTCAGCTGGGTATGTTGGGTGGAATCTTAGGAGCAACTATATCGTCTTGGCAAGCTATTTGGAAAGGTGCTGGTGCAGCACTTACCGGAGCCGCAGTAGGTGCAGGTGCTTTGGCGATTGTTGGCGGTACCGCAACTGCCCTTAATGACGCATACATTACCAAAGAAGGTGTAACTCAACGGTTTAGTAACGATGACAACATACTCCTGTCCAAGAGTGGTCTTGGTGGTGGTAGAGCTGCTCAAATGGATAGACTGGAAATGAAAAAACAAACTCAGGCTATTGAAAGGCTTGCACGGGTCATGTCTGGTCCACAAGAGATTAATTTGAAAAACTGGAGACAAGCTGAACGTTCAGCAATGGACGCTTCTATAAGGGAGGCTTAATGAGTAAACTATTAGAATTATTTAATAAGCGGGACCAGCAAGGACAAATATATAGAAAAACTCCTGTGAGAGATTCGGAACTTGGTCAGCCGTTCCATTATGTTTATCCAGACGGAGAATTAGTTAATGGTGTATTTAATACTGATTTAAAAGATCAAGTAAAACATGATGAAGTATTTGCTGAAGAGGCTGTAAGTGTAATTAGAGATAGAAGTAGACTTGCAAAATTTGAAAAGACACAGATTGGTGCTAGATTTTTACAAAAACAAATAGATTTACAACGAACCAATACTTTTATTCATGCTAGAAGTTATAGAAGAGATAATATAAAAGACCACGTTGATCCGCTAACACACAAACCAAGACATGGATCTACAATTTCAATTGAATCTGCAAGGGATCTGGTTGGTATACCAGGGGAGTTTGCACCCTTATGGCCGAATGTTGGAAGACTGCAGGGCGAAACCGCAGATAATCTTACTTCTAGTTTTGGTCCTGTTTATTATAGATTGAATTCTAGAGAAGGAATGTTGAATTCAGAATTAACCCTTCTTAAAATGGGTGCTGCGACAGTTCGCCGATTTGGAACTAATTTCTTAAACGACAACCTTTCCTTTTTAAACAGACCGATCCGACAAGTTAGAGTACGATTGACCGGAGCTGCTACAGTTGAAGATAGACCTGAAATTGAATATAAGTATTTAGAACAAATTTTTGAAGCTAACGAGGCTGTGCTAGCTGCTAATCAAATACAGAAATATGGTCAAATTTATTTAGGATTATCTTCACAAGATGATTCTGGAACATATAAAGGGGAACGAATGGGCCATGCCGTTGGGTTTCAAGGTTATGTAAGTTTGAAGATATCTGATCAATCTTTAAGAAATATGAGTGCTACTAGATGGCTTGATAAATTACGTTCATTTGATGCATCTGATACCTTTGATAGATTACAATCAAGAGTTGGTAAGAAAGCGGGAGGCTGGATAGGTGGTGGTATTAGAGGAATCGGCCGGAAGCTTGGTGTCGATGTATCAGACTCAACAATTAGAGCTATTAAAGGGTTTGCTGGTCAATTCTTACCCAAAGCACATGATATTCATATTCTTAGAACTTTAAGAAGGTTTACTGTTGATATTGATAATATCATTGAACGGGTAAATACAGAAGTTGGTTCGGCTCTTGGTATGTTTAATAATCCTCTTGATCCCCCCGACGCAACTGATTTACGCGCGTTATATCAGAAAAGTATGCAGGTAGCGGGCCCAGCTGGCGCGGGGAAAGCTATTGAAATTGGGGCTAAAATTGGTTCAGACAGTGAGTATATAAGAAAGTATATTGCCCAAATACAAAAATATAAGGGAAAGCCTACGAAGCTTTCGATAGGAATTAATCCCGAAGGTGGTGCTATATTACCGACAGATTATGGGAAGATGGGATTTGCAGGACCACGACAGGGACATACGGACGTTGATGAAGTCTGGGAGCCCAATCCCGAATCAAAGCGATATTATAAAGATTATATGCAAATCAATCGGGCCCGCTCGGGTGGAAAGGACCGATTTGCAAGTACTATTTTTAGAGCACCGCGCGGCGAAGATGAAATGGATTCTGATTCCATTGATGTTATATTTGAAGTCATGGGTACAAAAAATGAAGAAGTTAGATTTAGAGCTTTTATTGAGGATATAAAAGAATCAGTACAACCATCATATAATGAAAACAATTATATTGGTCGCTATGAAACATTTTATACTTACGATAAGGTAATTAGAAACACATCTTTTCAGTTAAGATTACATGCATTTTCTAAGGAAGAACGGGAACACATAATGAAAAAGATGGCTTACTTAACAAGTTTAGCTTATCCAGAAAGTTCTAATAATTATTTGACTCCATTAGTAACAAATTTAACTATTGGAAAGGTTTATACGAAACAACCATGTCTACTTCAAGGACTGACCCATACAATCGAATCAGATGTATCTTGGGATATAGATTTTCAAACACCCATGTCGATAGTTTGTTCAGTAGATGTGAGATTGTTGGATAAATCAGTTTATACATATCAAAACGTAAAAGGAAATCTTGCTCCATTTAGTTTATATTTGCTGAGGGACGCGGGCGAGGCACGCCAAGCCCTGGCTACGCAGGTTGATAAATTACTTGAAGACGCCGCGGCCCTCCGCGCCGCGGCCGGCGAGGGCTCCGACATCGAAGCGCTTTTAAACAGGACGCGTCGGGAACAATTGGAAGATGCGTTGAATAGTCCGATAAATATGACTCCTCTTTCGTCGTTATTTAACCGCGGTTAGGGGATTAAATTATGCAACGTTTTAGAGAGGTTAGAATTAATCCGGTTCGTGGTCGGGGCGATGTATATAAAATTGCATTAACCGATTCGTTTCCTATTAATACATCAATATTGACCACATATACACCTCAAGAAAAAGAAAGATTAGATATGATTGCTGATAAATTTTATGGTGATAGTTCTAAATGGTATGTAATTGCAAAAGCAAATAAAGAAGTAAAGGGTAATATATATGCTACCCCAGGTAAAAATTTAGTCATTCCAAGGATAGAGTAATGGGACTCTTTGACCAGGCATTTCAAGACCATATACAGGAAGAGTTGTTAAGTAGAACGTCTAGAGAAAATATCCAGAATGTATTGATTCCTCATGTAAGGGTGACTTCTCTCGTTGAAGGTAATTTGTATGGAAGACCATTGCACGGATTTACATTGGGTAATGTTGATATAAATAAAACACCAACCATTGATGATTATTTTAATACCACAGGAAAAGGAACAGCCATTGGATTAACCTATACAGGAGCCGGGAATACTGCTGTACAGGTTAAATTAAATGATGCTGGAAATAAAAAGCTCCCACCACCCGGCGTAACTAATGTGTCAATATCGACACAATCCACGGGAGGTTTTATTTTTAAAGCCACAGTACAATTAAAGTTTTATGGAAAAGAACAATATGATTTTATTTATCAAACAATGCTGCGCCCAGGAAATCCAATTGTTATTGAATATGGACACACCCGTATGCAGGAAAATCAAAAAGATTTGGAATTTTTTCAAGTATTATCTCAAGACTTAATTGACGATTTTAGATCTAATTTAAGAAACAACGTATCACTTAAGTCTTCTAGAAATGCTGGACGAATTTTGGGTCTTGTATCTAATTTTAGAGTTCGATTGAATGAACAAAATGAGTATGAGGCAGAAATAGAATTAATAAATTCATTGGAATTTTTGTTTACAATATCTCCTGAAAATACTTTTTTGAGTTATGGTTCGGCAGGAGGAGCAGTAGAACGGGATGAGCACGGCAATGAATTGGAAAGTAGCTCAGGATTAAGGTATCTTTCAAAATCTATAAGATCTAATTTTGGATGGGAAGCGGGAGAGGAGTTTGATCCTAAATTTGATAATATCTTTAAAGAAGTTTTAAAAGATGCTGTGGAACGCCCGGAGGATAGCGAGCAGACGGCGGATGAACCCACAGATGCTGCTGCGTTTCGAGATTGGAGAACACATATTTTAATACCATATGAAACGGCCCTCGGCCGCGTCCAAGCTCATGAGCTGCCCGGGTGGGCCAAGGGTGTTTCCATGTTCCTTTCATTCATCACGGGCATGGGCCCCCAGCAGGCCGGAGAGATTGGAGAAGAAAAGTATATTCTTAGTAGTTCTATGGAAAATTCAAGTGCTGTTTATATATCTTTGGAGTATTTTCTTAGTAAATTATTAAATAACATATTAGATATCAGCTTTTATGATAGACAAAATGGTTGTAATTCATCAATATCAGCTGACGCTTTCGGTACGCGGAATTTTCGGCCGACGCGCGACCTCCCAGGGGGATGGGGAGAATGGTCTTCTGCCCGAGCCGTTCAAGTACGGGGCGAACGAACGGCCGCAGCAGGCACACCGGATCGCATCGGCGCGGATATTACAGAAGCTATCGCGATCAAGCTCGGAGAGTCTACTTCTACTGCGGTTGAGTTGTTCGAACCGATTGACTCTGTGGGATTCTGGCCAAATTTAAGATCTGTTAATATTAAAAATGTTATAATAAATAATATTAATCTTTATAATGTGGCGGAGGATAGTGCTGACGAACTACATAGACCAATCCCAAAGGAAGACATCCCGAAGCGGATACAGTATAACCAAGATCAGCTGTCTGGTTATTTTTTTAGAACCCACTTTGAAGCTTATACGGATAGATTTGGTGATGGTTATGAAAACAAAGCAATTTTTGGACTGTTTAAAGTTAATAATGAATGGAAAAATAAAGAAGTTTACGAACCCTCAGTCACGGCCCCGGCCGGGGCCCAAAGAACTGGGTTTGATGGAATTTTTATAAATTATGAAAAAATTAGAAGTGCTTTTATAGGTTCAAAGTCCGTTGGAGAGGCTATTCAAAAAGTTTTAAATATGGTAAATGGTGCTACTGCCGATATTTTGAAATTGAAAATGAGATATATGGGCTCTGTTGAAGTTACCCCCGCCCGAGAAATTGTTAGGGTTAATAAAATAAAAATTTATGATGAAAATGCTTTATCTGGTCCCGAAGAACAACAAATAACTCCATATAGATTTTTTGAAGGTAATGTTTCTGAAGCTATGTCATATAATTTTGACTTTTCATTGCCAGGATCGGTAGCTGCTACGGTGATGGCAAACACATTTCAACCGGATGAGTTGAGTGCTGCGGGGGGTGATCCTGAAAAGAAAGCTTTAATATCTTATGGTTATGCGTTAGATTCAAGCGACCCACCTCGACTTGCTCTTAGAAGCTTAGTAAATTTAGATAATGTAGTTGAGTCAGACAAAGACAAGCCCATCCCACATGACCATGACTACCATGAAGAGGAAGCTGAAGAAGGGGAAGATGAGGAAGATTTAAAGACAATAAAAGACATGGAACAAGATGCATTTTATAGACAACTATTAGGGTATAAAGAGTTAGATCCACCAAAAATGAAAGAAAAAGCTATTCGTAGTGGTTTGTTTAATGCCATACCAAGCGCGGGAAAAATTAATATAAAATTGCAAGGCCTTGATGGTTGGAGATTTGGGGACATGTTTGGGGTTCATAATGTTTTACCTCGACCATATGATGATAATAATATTTTTATGGTGACGGGATATAAACATGACATAAATTCTCAAGGGTGGTTTACAGAGTTAGATGGTACTATGATTGCTTCTATACCCGAGAATATAAAAGACATTCAAGCAGCACTACGATCCGAGCCAAGCCCGTCCGGCGGCGGTGCCGGCTAATTATGTCATTTTTTGTTATTATACCAGATAATCCGTTAACGGAACAACAGATTACACAAGCTCATAGACAACAGGGATATGTTCCACGATATTTTGCTGCGAAAGCAAATCATATAAATCAAGAAGTATTTGAAATTACTCGTAGAGATTATGACAGGCTTTATAGTAATCAATATGTTATATTGGGCCATTTGAATTGGGTTATTAAGGGACGATTAGAAGATCAAATTATTCATTTGTATACCGGCAATCCTACATATGAGGGGGGAAAGGAACCAATTAATATCCCAGGCGTCTTGACACAGAACGCGGGAGCTGTTAGATTCCTTAGTAGGAAAATGCCAGTGGTCAAAAATCACTTGATCAATTATGAACAGTTTTATATCGGAAATTAATGCAATTTTTAACAGGTTATGATTTACAAACAATCCTAAATTCTGACGAACCAAAAGTTTGTTTGTATTTACTTTCAGATCCAGAGATACATCCTCTCTTGAACTCTTTGTCTTGCATCTATATTAAGACCCAAGATGGAGAGTTTTATTCTTCGTTTACTCACGTTGACTATCCCCATCAAAATTATCAAGATTTGGTTTTACGAAATGCTTTTGTATATGATATAAAGCAATTGTTACACTTGGGTGTGGATGTACAAGATTGTTTTGACTTAAAGTATTTTGATAACAAAGAAGTTTACAACCAACTTTCTACTTTTTATTCTATGCGACTGAAACAAATTTCTAATTTGAATTCGGTCATTCCTATCTATTCCCATTTGAATACATTTCAACGGATTGGTCAATCATTAGATGTTGCTTTGTTAGCGGATAAGAAAAAAGCTTTTAATCAAAAGTATTTAAATGTATATCACAATATTACTCCTTATGTGTTTTCTAAAATAGAATCTGAGGGATTGTTTGTTGACCACGATACCTTTTTGAATTCGTTTGGATTGGAGAGGCGTAATTTAATTAATGATGATAGAGTTTTAACTAACTATAATCATTACACCACCACAGGCAGACCCAGTAACGCATATGGTGGAATCAATTATGCTGCTCTCAATAAGGCTGATGATTCTAGAACCTCGTTTGTTTCTAGACATGAGAATGGTAAGTTAGTAAATATAGACTTTAAAGGTTATCATTTATATTTGGTTGCTGAACAAATTGGTATAGAGCTTCCAGATGATCCACATAGAATGTTTGGCCAAGAATATTTTAAAACAACAGAATTAACGCCAGAACAATATAAGGAATCAAAAAGAATAACTTTTACAAAGTTATATGGATATGAGTCGGAAATTAAAGAAGATATTTTATTTTTTAATAAGGTTCGGAAATCTATTAGACGCCAGGTGTGGTCGGAGTATCTGAGAAAAAATAAGTTAGTTACGAAATATGGTAATGAGATTGAAGTAGAAGAAGCTACAAGCAATAAGGTATTTAATTATTACATTCAAAGCTTAGAGACAGAAACAAATATTATGTATTTGTACAATCTTATAAAACAAAACATAGTTCCGATTCTTTATACTTATGATTCAATGCTTTTTGATGTAGAGGAAGCTAAAATTGATAATTTAATTAATATTTTACGGGATGTATTGAAACATCCGTTTTCAATTTCCATTGGTGACAACCTGAAAAATATGAAATTTGAACATTTTTAAACCTATTTATAGACAATTCCAACAGAGGGATTGTCATGGAGACACAGTTACTTTGTACATTTTGTACGTCAGATGGGTTGGTCGATACTTGTCAAAATATCTCAGAAAAATATCAAGTAGTTTCAAATAAAATTTTTATTTTAGAAAATACGAAAGAAGCTGCGGACATTTACTCTGATGATGAACAACAGTTAATTTTAACATATAATGTTACAAATGCTGATTTAAGTGATGTTTTGAATTCTACAATATCTGTTCATCGCAAAAAACAAACTAATACTATTTATACAATTAATGCTCTTAATAAATTAATCATGGAAAAGAATAATGGAATCTTAGATAAAAGATTTAGGGTTAATTGGGAAGAATTAGAGAATATGGTTTTGGTTACCGCATATGGTAAATTGAAAAGAATACCAACACAAGTAAAACAAATTTTAAGGTTAGATGAGATTGCGCAATAAATTGCATTTGTTTAAAATTATAACAGTATCCATTATGCTTTGGGCTGGTATATCTAGCTGTGCATCTAGGGGACGGCCCATTCCAGAAAGAGCAGTCGATACTCTTCAACAAAGATTGACAACCCAAGACGTATCAGATGCACCAGAAAGAGTAGTCGATATTCTTCAACAAAGATTGACAACCCAAGACGTACAATTTTTATTTATGGGATTGCGTCCACGACCAACCACACAGGTTCATGAATCTATTATTCGTGAGATGGGGTTGTGTTTAAATATGGATACTAGAGAGTTACCTTCCATTCAGTGGTTCGTAGCTGATACTATAGTAGGAGATCCATCTGGTATCCTTTCATATGGTGTTACGGGCTGGTCTGAAGAAATGGATTATAGAGTTGTAATTCTTGAGGATAATTTTTGGTGGGATGCATATATTATATCCCATGAACTAATACATGTTTACGGATTTCCAGAAGGACATCCTATACTTGCTTATTGTTCACTTCGGTCAGGATTACAACATCCATTAAGATTGATTCCGACAGATTCTCTTCTCGCGTTGAGAGAACGAGCAGAGTCGGTATCTATTAATAAAGATGAATTAGATGCTTTTAAACTACGAATACTTAATAATAAATAAACTTTAAATTGCCCCTTGACAATTAATACTAAACCTGTTACATTAAGTAGTGTTAAATTATAAACCCTAAACCATAAGGAGAAAATTATGGCTCTTGACATTAACGCACTTCGTGCCAAGTTAAACACTTTTCAGGGACAAACTAAGCGGTCATCCGCTTTTTGGAGGCCGGCTGAAGGCAAGTCCCTAGTAAGGATTGTTCCGTTAACGGACTGTCCCGAAAACCCTTTCATTGAACTCTATTTCCATTATCTTGGAAACCGGAGTCACCTAAGCCCAATTTCCAACGGCAATCGTGATCCGATTGCAGAATTCGCTGAGAACCTTCGTTCTGAAGGAACTCGCGATGCCTATCAACAGGCTCGTGCTTTTATGCCCAAACTTCGTACCTTCGTTCCAGTAGTGGTTCGTGGTGAAGAAGACATGGGTGTACGTTTTTACTCGTTTGGTAAGACTGTTTATCAAGCACTTCTTACTTATATTAACGATCCTGACTATGGTGATATTACTCATATCGAAACAGGACGGGATATCGTAGTGGATTATACTCCACAGGAGAAGAGTGATACGAACTTCGCGAAGACGACGATTTTGGTGAAGCCGAATCAGACTCCAATTTCAAAGGATGCTGAGTTGGTCGAACGTTGGACAACCAATCAACCAAATCTTACTACTCTTTTTAAAGAGCCTTCTTATGAAGAGTTGTCTGTTGTTCTAAAACGTTATCTTGATCCTAATTCTGCTGATGAAGATACTAGTGTAACTGAAACGATGGTTACACCTGCTACAGTACAGGATTCGTCTAGTGATACGGTTAAGTCAGCAGTAGATGAGTTTGAGTCCCTATTTGCAGAATAGGGAGCTAGCTCATGGCTGTCAAAAAGAAAATAAAGACGCCAGATCGTGATGAGATGGCGCAAATTATTGCTGATAGTTTAAATTCTTTGATATCTGATGAAGATAAAGTTGCATTTTTCTTAGACGGCTATGACGAGACTCCAATTGATTTAGACGATTGGGTATCCACAGGAGCCACCATGCTTGATTTGGCGATTTCAAATCGTTCGCATGGTGGTTTGCCTGTGGGTAGGATAGTAGAAATTACAGGACTAGAACAGTCAGGTAAGAGTTTACTAGCCGCACACGTTATAGCTAATACTCAAAAGAGAGGCGGTATTGGTGTTATCATTGATACCGAATCTTCTGTGCATGATGATTTCTATCGTGCTATTGGTCTTGATATGTCCAAGTTGGTTTATGTTCATGCTGAAGCAATAGAAGATGTCTTTGATATGATTACCAATATCATTGAGAAGGTCAGAAAAACAGAGAAGGATAAGATTGTTACTATTGTAGTAGATTCTGTTTCCGCTGCTTCGACTAAGAGTGAAATAGAATCTAAGTTTACTAAGGATGGTTATGCAACTGATAAGGCAATCATTTTAAGTAAGGCTATGAGAAAGGTTACGAATATGTTAGCCAAGCAACGTATTCTATTAATCTTCACCAATCAGTTAAGACAGAAGATGAATGCAATGCCTTTCGCAGATCAGTATACTACGTCTGGAGGAATGTCACTTCGATTTCATTCATCAGTTCGTTTGAGATTGAAGATGGTTTCAAAGATAAAAAATTCTTCGAACGATGTTATTGGAGTATCTGTTAAAGCAATTGTAATGAAGAATCGTTGTGGTCCGCCGCTTCGCGAAGCTATTTTTGATATTTACTTTGATCGTGGTATTGACG